TTGGCGCATCCATCGACGCTGGGAAAGCCAAGCTCTGTGAACCATACCGGCTTCATTTTCGCCGTCCAGGCCGTGGTGGTCGTGTCGGGATTGGTGTGAGTGCTGTTCCACCAGTTCTTCACGTTTTTCCACGCATAGGTCTGGCTGCCGTACATCACTTTGCCGGTGCGATTTACGGAATCGCTCCAGTAATAATCCCAGCCTTCATCCTTGGTCCACCCCGCTTGCACGGCCGCGTAATCGATTTGCGTTTGCGGCAGGTCCGGCGTGAGCGGGAAATAGCAATCGATGCCCACGACATCGATGTTGGCATCCGACCAGAGCGGGTCGAGATTGTACCAGCCACCGGTGGAGTGGTATTCGCTCCAATCGCCGCCATAAATGACTTTCACGCCAGCGCCGACAGCGGTTTTCACACTCGCGGCCAGCGCCTTCAATTGCGTCACGGCCGGAAACACACCGGGGGCGCTCATGTAGGTGGTCATGCCGACCATCTCCGAGCCGATCATGATGCCGTCGATGTTGTTCTTCAGGTAAACGCCACCGATATTCAGGTTCGCATACCAGTTGATGAAGGCGTTGTAGCCATTGGTGCGGGTGAAGAAGGTGTTGGCGGCAGAAGCTGTGGTGGGCGTAATGCGGCCGCGCCACGGCTTGGGCTGCGGCGTGATCGTATCGACCTGCAGCATGGGATAGAGCAGCACTTTGTAGCCGCGCGCCTTCAGCTCCTGACACAGCCGCAGCACGCTTTTATCGCTGGGAGTGCCGCCAAAGGTCAGCGAGCCATCGCCGAATGTCAGCATGGCATGGCCGGTGGCACGGGTGAACCCCGCCACTGCCCAATCATCGGGTGCCACACGCGCACCTTGCCCGTTGAATTCCACACCAGGTTTGATCAGACAGACCGAGGGATCAACTGAATCAGCGAACCAGTTGATGACCAGCGACACCCACTCGACATTGGGCAGCGTGGCTTTGAGATTGTCGAGCGCTACCAGAGCGTCGGCTTTATTGCTTAGGTTATTGAGGTTCAGCTTGGTGACTTTACCGCCCTGCACGAAGTTGCCAGCCACATCCTGCTGGCCGAAGGTTTTTTCCTGCACCACCGTGTCGTAGACAAATTCACTGGCACCGGGAATGAGCGTGATCTCTTTGATCTTGTCTTCGACATCGACCAGTTTTTTTAGCGTGCGACGCACCTCGAACGTAAAGTTGGGGATGCGGTTGCCAAAATCGCCCAGCGGAAAATCCTTAATCACCACATACGCCATGCCACGATGCGCAGGCGTTTGCCCTGCTGGGTAGAAAGAGGACATGAACGTGTCGGGCAGTTGGCTTTCATCACCGAGATACAGCGTATAACTGCCTTGAGTGAGATCAAGCTCCTTGCTGTCTGCCCAGACGCGAACCACCTCAGTGATCGGCCCCTCACAGATGGAGACCGCCATGCTCACCGTGTAAGTATAGCTGGTCGTCGTAGTTTCGACGCTGCCTCCACCGCCGCCACCCTTACCACCGCCGGAACTTTGCGTAGTGGTGGTGACATGCTCCTGAATGGCGCGCGACCAGATGACGTTACCAGCGATACGGTTATTGCCATAAACAATTGGGATCGCTTTGCCATAGGTCGAGGACTGCACCATCAGATCGGTGAGGCGCGAGCCTTCCTGATGGATGCGCGCTTTGCTGCCAAAGAGCGCACGATCGACGAATCCGCCAAGAAATCCGCCCGCACTACCGGCGACCGCCGCAAAGAACGCCCCCGCACCGAGCGAAGTGGCGGCGGAACTGGCCGCAGCGGCAAGGACTATGGCTGCCATCGGAAGACCTTCAAAAGCCGTGATTTCCAGTCATCATCGAGCCGGTGCTCCACCACACGCCGCGCCTGCGCGAAGCAATGGATCATGCCGATAGTGCCTTCGTAATCGGTGAGGATGGCGAGATGCTGAGGATTATCGCGCACGCGAAACAGCGCCAGATCACCTGCCTGCATATCCACCAGCGGCACCTCATCGAGCAGGCCGACGAGTTTTTCAGTCAAATAGGCGCCGTCCGGCTCGCGTGAATAGGTCACTTCATCATAAGTGGCGAGCGGCGTGCCAATTGCATCTTTCAGCTCCAGCTCGTTCACCACACCGACGATCAGGCCGAGACAATCACAGCCCACACCCTTGAGGCGAGCTTGGTGATGAAACGGCGTGCCAAGCCACCCGCGTGCATGCGCGACAATATCGGCGGCAATCGTCATGCGCGTTGCAGGTCATTGGATGTGGCAGATGTAGCGAGCAGCTTGTCCATGCCGGGGACATAGGGCTCGCCACGAAAATTCACGGCATTGGCGAATTTGCTGGTGCAGGTGGTGAATGTTTTATCGCACCCGGCAATGGCGTTGAATGTGTCACCTACGGCGATAGTGTTTGGCATCGGCAGCACTAGCGTGAACTGCTTATTGGAGAATTCCTTAATCTCCATACGTCGCCCCGCATTTGCACCCGTTAACCATTGGACTTCACCGCCCGAGAAATAGCCCGCTGCCTGCGTCATGCTGTTGCTGATAAAGATCTGGCGGCTGGTGACCGTGTTGATTGCACCGCTCGCGGTAAAGCCGCCGAGTGCCACCTTGCAGCGCGCATCACCCAGCACAGCACGGCAAGTGGGGCTATAAAGTTCACCGATATTCTGCTGCAGCTTTTGTGTGAGGCCGCGCACCTCAGCGACGAACTGGCTATTCTTGAGACTCACTTCACCGAGCCATCCGCGCCGGTGGATGATGTTGCCCTGCGTCAGGTCGGTAACGTTGAGCATGAAGATCAGGATTTCTGCGAAGTCATATTTACCGGCCATGATGTCGGCCTCGGTAATCGCTGCCGAATCGAGGATACCTGCGACGTCGAGATTATCGACTGAGAACTGGTCTTTGGTTTCGATGCTGGTGGGCGAGAATCCCGTCGCCGCTTTGTAGAGCTGGCTATTGAAAGTGATGTCGGCGGTGTGATCGGTGAAGCCCATCACAGCACCGCTCGTCAGCGTCAGCTGCCAGCAAATAGCAAGGCTGGTCACTTCCCGGGCCAGATGCGCGGTGAGATTGGAGGATGCGGTTCTCATATGCGTAACTCCACAATCGGCACTGCATCCCACACGAAAAACCCCGGCCCATCGGCGCGCACGGCGATAGCGTCGGTATCAAACCTTACCGGCACATCGAATTCAAAATCGGCACTCACTACCACGCCCGCAGTGGGTGCCACGGCAAAGGTCACGATGCCCGTGGCGAGATCGAGCGTGTAGCCGGAGCTTTGCAGGATACTGTTGAGATAGATTTTAACCGTGCCGTTCACCGGCTTTTTGATTTCGCGGAGGTAAGTATAGCCACCGCTACTGTAAATCTTGGTCAACTGGAACGTGGTGATCACGCCGTTGCCAGTGCCTATATTCTGCCCCACCGCGACATAATCCGCCCAATCCTTAAAGCGGAACCCATAGGCTTTACCGAAGCGGGCGCGGAAGAATGCCTGCAATGCGTCCATGTCGGCTTGGTTTTTGAGACCCGTCGATACTTCCCACCGGCCGCGTGATTTCTGCCAGTTGATGTTGCGCTGCTCAAACCCGCCGAAGGTAGTGGCAATGCTGGTATTGAATTCCGGCCCACCGGACGCACCATAGGCGATCTTCGGCGGAAACTGTACTTCATGAAAGCTGGGCATTAGCTGTTCCTCGTGCGAAAACGCTGCAGGCTACCCGCGAACTTGGCCATGATCTGTCCCTGGCTATCCATAAAGCTCTGGGCATTGGGCGTGCTGACATTGAACGTCACATTCATACCGCCGACACGCTTATTTTTAGGGATGACGGTTTCACCGCGCTGCAGGATGGCGGGGAATTCATCGGGCATCAGGCCATTATGGAAGCGCGGCGCACCGGCAAATACATGCGACGGCACTGAGCGCATGGTCGTCGGTGTGACGCCGACAATGCCGCCGTCATGAAACTGCGAACTGACCCAGCTGCCGATGGCACTAAAAATACCACCACCGCTCGAACCGCCGCTGCTGCCATCTTTGAGCAGGCTTCCCAAACCACTCGCCAGCGGTCCCGTCACATTCTCACGCAGGAAGGAACGCAGCACATCCTGCTCGAGCGACTGAATCAGATCACCGATTTTCTTCACTGAGAATTCACCGCTCGACACCATATCGACCAGAGTATCTTCGACCTTACGGGCCGCGCCGGTG